ATCCGCAGGTGCTGCGCGTGCTGCGCGATCAGGGCCGTATCGCCGAGACGCCGCCGACCACCTTCCCCGTGCCGCTGTCGGGTTCCGACAAGGACGTGGGCGACATGACCCGCTCGGAACTGGAGTCCGCCGCGCTAGCCGCCTTCCATTCGCAGGTGCGCGATATGAGCGACGATGCGTTGCGCGAAGGCGTGACCCGGCACCGCGAGCGTGTCGAAGCCGGCAGCGAAACGAACGACAGCGACGACAGCGGCAGCGGCGACACCACCCTGCCCGACGAACGCGCGCTCGGTCGCATGAACACCGCCGACCTGACCGCGCAGGCGGAGAAGGAAGGCGTCAACCTCGACGGTGCCGACACCAACGCGGCGCGCGTGCAAGCCATCCTGGCGGCCCGCAACCCCGCCTGATCGGCGCGCATATCGCATTGAGGCGGCACCTGGGCTATGGCTCGGGTGCCGTTTTCGTTTGGAGCCGCCGCCATGCCGTATATCGACGTTCCTGATTACGTCCGCCGCTTCGGCGCGCGCGAGACGATCGACCTGACCAATGAGGCGGCGCGCACGCCGGGGCAGACGGCGCAATACGACGAGGGCAAGATCGACGAGGCGCTGGAGGATCAGTCCCAGACCGTCGACGCCTATATCGGCACCCGCTACACGACGCCGCTTGAGAACGCCCCGCCAATCGTGCGTGGCTGGGTCGCGGCGCTTGCACGGGAGCAACTGGCGACGAACACCGGGCGCGTGTCCGAAGCGATCCGGCTGGCGGCCGACCGCGCGCGCGCCGACCTTCGCGACCTGTCGAGCCGCAAGCTGAACCTGCCCATTCCCGAAGGCGACGAGGCGCCGGCACCGATCGACGGCGGCGCACCCGTGATCCTCGGCGATCGCATTTCGCCGACCTTCACCAACGACGTGCTGAACGATTTCACGTCAGCGTTCACCGGCGGCAGTTGCCTGCCCAACTGGCGACGCTGACGTGGCGGGCTTCGCCACCCGCATCGACTTCGAAGGAAGCGGCCTGTCGCGCCCGTTGGCGGCCCTGCGCAACATGCGCGCGCTCGGCGGCAACATCCGGCCATTCATGGAGGATGCGAAAAGCGTCCTGCTCGACAGCACCGTCGAGCGGTTCCGCACCGGGCGCGGCCCTGATGGCATCCCATGGGTGCAGACTAAGCGGCAGGTGCGACAAGCGGTCGGCCCCGCCGGCCCGAACAAGGCCCGCATCCTTGACGATACCGGCGACCTCCTATCCAGCATTCGCGCGCAGGTAGGGCCGGATTACGTCGAGGTGGGATCGGACGGCCTCAAGAACCCGGTCAAGGCGCTCGCCAATCAGTTCGGATCGCACCGGCAGACGGTCGTCGTGCGCCATGAACGTACCGTCACCCGCGCGTTCGGCGCACCGCTGCGCCGGCCTGTCACGTCCACCGTGCGCGGTCATGGCCGCATCACCAACCTGCCCGCTCGCCCGTTCGTCGGCATCGACAAGGCCGACGAGGCGAACATCGAAAGCGCCTGGGAGCGCCGCCTGATCGCCACCTTTGCAGAGGATCGCTCCAATGGCTGACCCGCTCGACTTCGGCGTTGACCTGTCCACCGTCGTCGCGCGTGTGGAGGCGCTATCCTATTTCGTGACGGTGGCCGACATCACCGCCGCTACCGAGGCGCTGGACGCAGAAATCCCCGCCAGCGCGCCCGCCGCGTTCGTCGCCATATCGGACGAACGAGCCCGGCCGAACCGCTACATCAATGATGGCGGCGGCCACGTTCAGGAGGTGGATTGCGACCTGACGATCCTGTTCGTCGAAAGTAGCGCCCGTTTTGCGCGCGACACGAAAGACGTGGTGGACACCGCCAAACGCGCGCTGATCCGTCAGCTCATCGGCTGGCAACCGGACGGCGCGGGCAAGCCGCTGGACTATGTGCGCTTCCGTGTCGTCCAGATTGGCGGTGGCTTCGTGTGGGCCGAGGTGGTGTTCACCACCCGCTATGTGGTCAGCACTCTGGCATAATGTACCCTTTCGCCTGTGGGGGGCGGGACGTATCACCGCGACGACTTCACAGGAGCCGAAGCGATGGCAGATGACACCCCCCAGACCCAACCGCCGGCAGTCGACGAGGCCACCGGCTTCGCACTGCAAGGCGGCTTCCCGCTGAACGCCCGCCTCCGCGCCGAGGCGCTGGCAGACGCCGGCAAGACGACCGATCCGGAAGGGCTGGTCGACGATGACCTGATCGCTTCGACCGGCGAGCGACTGATCGCCGAGCGCGCCGACGCGGCGAAGGCGGAAGCGGACGCCACCCCGTCCATGGACTGGACGAAGGAACGGCTGCTCGACGAGGCGTCGACCCGTCAAATCCCGATCGAGGGCAACGCCACCAAGGCGCAAATCCTCGACGCCATCAACGCGGGTCCGCCCGCCAGCACGGAGGCGTAACAGATGCCCGGCGCAATCAAGAACTGGAACAAGAAGCTGATCTTGCTCAAGGCGGAGACGACCGAGGGCACGGATGCCGCGCCCGGCGTCGCCGCTGACGCGCTGCTCGTTCGCAACTTCACGCCGACGTTTATGAACGCGGACCAGAAGGTCCGGACGCTCGAAAAGGCGTTCTTCGGCGCGGACCCGGTGGCACTCGCCAGCTTCCGGCGCGGCGCGTCGTTCGACATGGACTGGATCGGCGCAGGCACCGCTACCGGCATCCCTCCGTGGATGAAGGTTCTGGCGTTCTGCGGCTTCGGCACGCCGGTCGTGGGCGCGTCGAGCGTGTCCATCTCCCCGGCGACCGACAGCATCGCGGCCGGCACCTTCTACACGTACATCGACGATCTGCTGTTGAAGGCGATCGGCACGCGCGGCGGCGTCGGCTTCACGTTTCAGGACGACGAAATCCCGGTGTTCTCCATCAACATGCTGGGCCGCCCGCCGGCCTCGCTCGCCGATCAGGCAACGCCGCCCGCGCTGGTGCCGACCGGCTACCAAACGCCGCTGATCGCTTCGACGGAAGTCTCGACGTTCACCATGGGCGGCTATGCCTTTCCGCTGCGGTCGTGGACGATGAGCGACAACGCGCAGCTCGCGCTTCGTTCGCTGATCAACCCGCAGGACCGTATCAACTACGGCGGCCGGTCGTGGAGCGGAACGCTGGTGGTGCGCGTGCCCGACATCACGGTCGCCAACGCCAACCCGTTCGCCACGATCCGCAACGGCGCGACCCTGCCGGCGACCGCCGTCCATGGCACCACGGCCGGCAACATCGTGCAGGCGGATTGCCCCCGCCTCCAGATCACGGGCGACGTGGCGCTGTCCAACGAGGACGGCGAGACGATGGCGACAATCCCCGTGACGGCGCTCCCGAATGTCGGTAACGACGAGGTGATCTTCACCACGAAATGACGGAGCGAAACCCATGTCGTTCGACCTTCTCGACAAGCCGCTGATTTACATTCCGGTCAAGTGGCCGGGCTTGAAGGCGGACGACAATGGGGACGCGGTGGCGGTCGAGCATACCGTCGACGTGCAGATCGAATTGCTCGACGTGGACCTGCTGAACGAATGGCTTGCCGCCAGCGACAAGATCGCGGCCGATGCCGATACGGCCGCCCGCCGCATCCATGATCGCGAGACGTTCAAGACGGTGGCCAAGAACTGGCGCGGCGTCTCCTCCAACGGCAAGAACGTGCCGTTCACCGACGACAATATTGATCGCATGTTGCAGGTGCCGAACTTCGCCAGCGGTTTCGGTGTGGCCTATCGCAATGCCTGGAGCGGACAAGCGGAACTGCGGGAGGGAAACTCCGCAGGCTCGCCCGCCAATGGGCCGGCGGTCGAGCCTTCCGACGCGACGCCGAAGGACGCGACCAGCAAGAGCAACCCGCCGCAGAACTGACCGAGTGGGAACAGGAGTGCGCGCGGTTCAACGTCGATCCGCGCGCCTTCGGCGAAACTGGCGACGACCCCGACAGCATCCCGGTATGGCCCGACATGCGCGACGCCTTCGCCCTGCTCTGTGACGCGGAATGGGTATGGCTGTCGGGCATGGCGGGCTTCATCCGCGCCGGGATCAGCCGCCCCGGTCTAGAGGCATCGGCCCGGCTGTTGGGCATCAAGCCGAAGAAGCTGCGCGCCGCTTTCCCTGACGTGCGGATCATGGAAGCGGCCGCAATGGAATATTGGGCGCGGAAGCGGTAGGAGGGGCCACCAGATAGGGGTTCCGCATGGCCTTCGACCTTTCCGCCCGCATCACCGCCGACGCTTCCGGTCTGGAGCGTGCCGCCGATCAGGGGGCGAAGGCGTTCGACAGCCTAGGAGCATCGGCGAAAGGGGCGGCGACCGGCGCGAAGGCGCTGGAAACGGCGACGGAAAGTACCAGCCGTTCTACGGCCGCGCTCGCCGACAACAGCAAATCTCTTGCTGCTCGTCAAACCGAGGCCATGCGCGCGGTCAAGACGGTAACGACGGCCACCGCGCAACAGACGGTTGAGCGCATTCGGGCGATCACCACGGCCACGCAAACGGCCATCGCCGAACAGCGTCTCGCCTCTGCAACGTCGCAGGCGGAGCGATCGGCCGCCGCCGCCGCCTTGGCGTCGCTCCGTCTGGAGAAGGCGCAGCAGAGTCTATCGCGCGCCAATGGCGACGTGACGAAATCGGCGAACGCGCAGCAATACGCGATCCGCAACGTCGGGCAGCAGTTCGGCGATTTCGGGTTGCAGGTTGCCACTGGCACCTCCGTAGCCCGTGCATTTGGACAGCAAGCGGGCCAGCTCGGTTATGCGTTGTCCGATATGGGGGGGCGGCTTGGCAAAGTCGGGGCTTTTTTGGTCGGTCCGTGGGGGATCGCTCTGACAATTGGCGCGGCGGTGTTGGCCCCATTCGTTGAGAACCTGTTCAAAGCCGGCGAGGCCGCAAAGGAAGTCGAACTCGGCTCGAATGGGCTGGCGGCGGCGCAGGGTGCGCTTGGGCAAATTTTCGACCTGACGACGGGCAAGATCAAGTCGCAGAACGCTGAGCTGGTCGCGTCGGCCGAACTGCTGCGGGTCAACGCCCGCCTCGCCGGCATCAACCTCCGCACCCAAGCGGCGCAGGCGCAGTTGAATGCCGACAAGACGTTCGACGCAGCGGGCAGGCAGTCCGTCACCGATCGCCTGACCGCCGCCGGACAAGGCGCGGCCGCTGGATCGCTGGCGGGGCGCGCGCGGGCTGGCGGCGTGGGTGCGTTTCTCGGCGGAGCGTTCGGCGCGGCGCAGGGGTTGGTCAGCGGCACAGAGCGCGGCGGGACCAACGCGAAGAACATTGGCCGCGTCGTGCAGGGCATCAAGTCGGGCACGATCAAGCCGGAAGATGCCATTGCGGCGGCGGAACGGCTCGACTTTTCCGGCACCGGCGTCGACCGGCAATCCTTC